GTAAATCTAGTTTATCTTGGTCGAGATGACTTAATGAAAATTAGAAATGCAAGTTTAACATATAAATTTAATAAACGGACTCGTCAACGAGAAGAAGAAGTTGATAATGATAAATTTATTGAAGAATACACACGTAGAGCTATCAAAGGTTGGAGTGGGCTAAAAATAAAAGAATTACCAAAACTACTTCCTGTTGATATTAGTACTTTAAACGGAGAAGATGCAGTAGAATATTCAGAAGAAGACGCTCTTGACTTAGTTAAAAACTCTACCGTTTTTGATCAGTTTGTTACCGATGCTATGAATGACTACGAACAGTTTTCAATCAGTAAAAAGGCTGAAGACGCAAAAAACTCCAAAGGTACCTCCGGCACAGCTTCCAATCGGGGGGAATGACCCAAGACCAGTATCTGTTAATGTGTGAACAGATGGGCTGGGATCCTGACCCTAATGAAATGCCGCCAGAGGTACATGATTTAAGTTACGAAGCACAACAAGCTCTAAGACTATTTAACGCTTTACCTGATAAGATTGAAGGAATGAATGGAGTCTGGTTAGGTAAAGATTTTGCGGGCTTAGGCGATATTATGCGCATTTATAAAATTGAAGACAGTGAAGATGTATTTGATCTTCTTCAAATTTGTATTTTAGAAGCTTCTACATATTACGAAGAACAACGTAAGGCAAGACAGGCAGCTTCGAAGGTGAAACACTAGTGGCAGTTATCAAAAATATTATTGAGTCAACGTTTGTAGCAAAGGGAGCAGGAACAGCTGCTACCGCAACTCAAAATGTTACAAAAGCCCAAACTCGTCTTGGACAATCCTCTGCTTCTGCAGGGCGTCAGTTTTCCGCACAAGCTTCTGGTTTAGGTGGTTTGGTTTCTGTTTATGCAGGCGCTGCTGCCAACATCTTTGCTATTACTTCCGCTTTCCAAGCACTTTCCAGAGCTGCTAGAAATGAAGAGGTTATTAGAGGCACTGAAACTTTAGCTAGAACTATTGGAGAATCAGGTGATCAAATTATTGCTAAAACAAAAGAGATAACAAAAAATCAGTTATCTATTGTTGAAGCAGCCACTCAAGTTAACACTGCTCTTTCTGCAGGCTTTAGTGCTGACCAGATTGAAGGTCTTACAACTGTTTCTTTAAAAGCATCTCGCGCTTTAGGCAGAGATTTAACAGACTCTTTTAACCGACTAGTTAGAGGCTCTGCTAAGTTAGAACCAGAACTTATTGACGAACTTGGTATTTTTACTCGTATTGAACCTGCTGTTAACAAGTATGCTGCATCTTTAAATAGAAGTGCTTCTAGCTTGACTACTTTTGAAAGACGCCAAGCATTTGTTAATGCTGTTATTGACGAAGGTAATGCAAAGTTTGGTATTATTGATACAAGTTCTAAAACTTCCCAACAATCAATCGAACAATTATCTGCTAAGTTTCAAGACTTAACACAATCTGTGTTAGGATTCGTAGCAAATATTTTAAGCCCTATTGCTGATTTCTTATCTCAAACAGGTAATTTAATTATAGCTTTTGGAGCCATAGGTGCTATTGTTTTTGGAAAGCTAAAAGAATCTATAATTCTTGGATTAGGATCTGGGTTTGATTTTGTTACTAAAAAATTAGATAATTTTACTGATAAACTTCAAAAAGCAGGACCAGCAGCTATGGCTAAGTTTCAGGCATCAGCTAAACAGGCTCTCTCTAAAGGAGAAGGAGGGTTAACAGGTACAGGAGCCATTCAAGGCACTAATGCTGGGTTAGCTCGTAGTGAAGGAGCAGAGATTCGTAAACTTCTTGCAACGCAAGATCTATCTCTTAGACAAGCTGAAAGAGGCAAAGCTATAACTGCACGTAGAATTGCAGATTTAAAGTCTATTACTAATAGAACTGCTACTCAAGAAGCACAGCTTAGAGGTTTAATAAGTGCACAAGCAGCTTTTAATGACAGGTTAGAAGGTACAGGCAAGCTTGGACAAGGAGCTGCAAAGGGGGTAGCAAGGTTATCAGGAGCTTTTAATGTACTAAAAGGAGTAGTAGCTGGTGCGATTGGTTTCTTTACTAAATTTGTATTCGTGATAGGAATCGCTCAAACAGTTTTTTCTTTATTTGGTATTGATTTAATCGGAACAGTAACAGAATACTTTGCAAAATTAAATGCTCAGGCTAGAAAAAATAGAGAAGAAATAGAAGCATTATCTACTTCGATATTAAATTCATCAGGAACTGCTGTTCAGTATGCTAAGGCTCTTGGGCTTACAGAAGAACAGATAGCAGATGTTAGAAAAGAGCAGGCAGATTTACTACAAGGAGTACAAGCTGGCAGTGTTAATGCACAGATTGCCGCTGAAGAAACAAGCTTTTGGACAAGATCATTACTCTTGTTTAGTAAGGCGCAAACAATGCAAGCTGCATCATTGGATGTAACTGGTAAATCTCTTGAAAGAACTACAAAACTCTTCAATGATAACGATACAGGAGTAAAATCTCTTGATGCAGCAATTAAGAAATTAACTGATAAAACAGGAGAGTTAACAAAAGAAGAAAAGTTTAGACTATTAGTTCTTCAAGAAACAAAACAAGCTATTGACTCGGTAGGAAAAGAAAATGTTGGTTTATTAAGGGGTATTGTTGCCACTGGTGTGTCTTATGACTCCGCAGCAAAAGCTGTAAAACAATTAACTGATAACAATGGAGAAGCAGTAGAAGAGTATAAAAACTTACTTGACCTTCTTACAAAAAATGTAGGTGGTCAAAAAAGTTTTATAGCGGGAGCAGAAGCACAAGGAGCTGCTATTTTAGCAACAACAGGAGCTTTACAGAACTTTAATGAGCAATTACGTCAAGGTGTTAATGCAGAAAAACTTTCTCAAGCTTTGGTTAGAGCAAAGAGAGAGTTAGAAAGATTCTCAGACGCTCTAGATTTTGATGATATAAGCACTGAGCAAGAGGAAGCTTTAGAAAAATTAGAGAAAAGAATTCAAAGTCTTTCTAATACTTTAGCTAATGTTCAAGGATTAGAAAAAATTAACAAAGACCTTCAAGCTACTTTCGGAGGTGCTATAAAATCAGTTGATTCTTTATTACCTAGTGGTTCTATAAGCGGCGCTGGACAGATAGCTGTTACTCCTGAAGCTGTAAAAGCAAATCAAATGAAGTTCTTAGATGATACAATAGCAGCGGCAGGAAATATCTCTAATAAGCAAAGAGAAGCTGTTAGATTACAAGAGCTATTAACCCAAGCGCAAAAAGAAGGTAATGAGTCGGAAGTAGAGAGTTTACAAACAAAGATTAAAGCACTAGGTATAACTTCTGCTGACGTTCAACGAGCTATCAATGCTACTACTGCAGAAAAAGCAAAAGTTGGTCTTGTGATAGAGGCGGCAGAAGAGTCTGCAAGACTTTTAAAAACTCAAGAAAAAAGTTTAAATACTCTTCAACAGCAACTAGAAGTATTAAAAGCGCAAGCTGATGTAGATATTTTACAAAAAGAGCTAGATTTACTAAAAGCTAAACAGGCTAACGCTAGAGAGGTTCAAAAAGCTACAAACGAAGCTAACGCTGCTGAAAGAGCTGCGGCTGCTACTGCGAGAAAAGGGCTTGAACAGGAAGTTGAATTAAGAATAAAAGCTTTAGAAACCTCCAAACAATCAGCACAGGTAGAGGCTGCTAGAGCAGAAGCTGCGCAACGAGCTGCTAATGCTGCTACTCGACGAGCAGACTTACAAAGAGTTAATGCTGCAGAAGGACAACAAAATGAACTAGGTTTACTAGGTAATTTAGCCACAGCAAGACAAATTAGAGAGGCAGACGTTAATGTTGCTAGAGAAAAGTTTAATGCAGAAATGGCTCGTCTTAACAGAGAAGAAAGCTTAATTCGTGCTAAACTAAAGTCTGACTTAGCTGCCTTAGATAGACAAGAAGCTATACTAAGAGAACAAGAAGAGTTAAACGAGGTAAAGAAAACTAATGCAGCACTTGAAGTGCTTGACCAGTTCAATGCACTAGATGAGAAAAAGGCTATAGAAGATAAAGCTCGTTCTGATAGAGAGGCTCAAATCGTTAAAGAAAGAGCACTTGTCTTAGAACAAGAAAAAGTCGCTGACTTACAAGCAATAAACTCTTTTAAAGATAGAGAATACCAACTAGATTTAATTGATAAGAAGGTAAGCCTTCTTGAGATGCAGGCTCAGGTAGATAATAAATACATTACAGCAATGGCTAAAATCTTAGAGCAACAGGCTAGAATAGTAGAGTTGCAAACTGGTAAGAAAGACCCACAACTTGAGGAAGTTAAAAAGACTGCAAGGGAGTTGGCTAATTCTACTATTAAGACCCTTCAAAATAATGTTGCTTCTTTAAGAACTAATATTGAGGCACAAAGAACTGCAAGTACTAATATCTTAATCGAGGAGCTTAAGAAGAATGGACGTCTTGCGACTTTTAAATTAGACGTTTTAAATGCAGAAGAGAATAAGCTTGAAGATATTAAAAAACAAGTAGATAGAAAATACGAAGCCGAATCAGCAAAAATACTTGAAACTTATAATCAGACAATTGACAAGATAGTGGCAGAGGGTGAGGCTAACTCTGCTGCGTTAGCAGATATTGAGAAACAAAAAAAGACTGCTAAATCTAGCGCACAAGAAAAGCTAACAGCTTTAGAAACTGAAAGAGATAAGCAAAATGAAATTATTGCTTTAGCAGAAAGAAAGTATCAATTAGAAAAAGATGGTCTATTAAAATTATTACAAGCGGCTGCAGGAATTATTGACGGTGCTCTTAATAAGGGTGTTGATGATTTATTTGAGGCTATTAAAAATGGTACTCTAACAATGCAGAACTTTAAGCAAGGTCTATCGAATATGCTTAAAGATATCGTAACTGATTTAGCAAAAGAATCTTTTAAACAAGTCGTTGTAGCACCTATAACTGACTTCCTTAAAGAAGGGCTACAAAGTCTACTTCCTGGACAGAAGCAACAACAACAGCAACAAAAACAAAACTTCAATCAATTAGCATCACAAATTAAAGCTAATGGAGCACAGCAAGCAAATATTACGGGAGATGCTCTCAAAGCACAGACCGATCTTTTGACTAAAACTTTTGGACAAGTTACAAATGTTCAAATAGTAGGACAAACCGGTCCTGTACTAGTAACTACTTCTGGTCAAGGACTAACTGGTTTAGCCGGAAAAGCAGGTGGCGGGTTAGGAGGACTAGGAAAAGGACCAAATTTTGATGGAACTACCTCTGATTCACAGTTTGGTTTCGCTGATTTAGAAGACCTAGAAGACGGATTTAATATGAGTGGATTTTCAGGGTCTCTTGAGGACTATGCTTCGTCCGTAGGATATGATATGAATGGCATATCTGACGCTTCTCAAATGGTCGGTATGGAATTTAGTGCTCTTGGTACTGAGAGTTTTAGTCTTGGAAATTCTTTTATGAATTTAGGTAATATAGCTCAAATGGCAGGTGCAGGACTAGGTGCATTGCTTGGAAATGCAATTGGAGGACCTGCAGGAAGTGCTATAGGTGGTATTGTTGGTGCTATTGCGCCTATGCTTATAAAATCTTTCTTTTTCTCAAACGGAGGACTTGTAAATGGGTATGGTGCTGTAGGTAGAATGGCTGGAGGAGGAGCTGTTCATCGTTTTGCTGGGGGAGGACTTCAAAGAGATAGTGTTCCTGCTCTTCTTGAGCCTGGAGAGTTTGTAATGCGTAAAAGTGCTGTAGATTCTATGGGACTTCCCGCTATGGAACGTATGAATTCTACTGGTAAATCTGGAATGCCTCCTGTAAAGATTCAAATAGAAAATTCAGGTCAGGAGAAAGACGCAGAACAAGGCGAGACTATGATGGACGGAGAGGCAATGGTAGTTAAAATGATACTTAAAGACTTGAAATCTAATGGACCAATTAGAAAGAGTATTAGAGCTAACGGAAGATAATACCAAACAGTAAATAAATTAAAAAAGTTAGAGACTACTACTCACATTTTAATTTATAATGGCATTAGTAGTTTAAGTAATGAGAACTTTATGGAGATAAAAAATGGCAACTTATCCTGATGATGCAACAGTTTCTTTAACCGCTTTTGGGACTGTAGGGCTAAAAACTTATAATTCAACTGGGAGCGATATAGAATTCCCTCTTCCTACGACCGTCTCTCTTGCAGGAGAGGTAATAGTCACCATTGATGGTGTTGTCCAAGATGTCTCTTCATACTACTTATCTAATTCTGGAGGATCTGTTACTTTTCTTGCCGCTCCAAACGCTACTGAATTAGTATTTAAAACTATTGATTTACCTACTAGATTTAGAGCTACTCGTTCTTATCCAGCTGTTTATGCAGCTAGTTATTCTAATACTTCTCCTACTACAATTGATTCGAACACCTATTTGTTAAACGGAGTTCAAACATCTTTTTCTCTTCCTACTCCTGCTCTGGGAAGTTTTGGAGAAAATCTAGCAAATTCTATTTTTGTAACTCTTTCTGGTGTTTTACAAAATCAAGATTCTTTTACCTATCCAAGTGCTACACTAGGAGTAAATGGCATAGACTTGTCAGAGGCCCCTGCGTTACCAACTGGAGATGAAGATGTCGCTAATGCAACTTTAGAAATTAGAACTTTGATACCTCAAGTAGATTCTATAGGTAGATTTACAGACATGAGAGATAGAAAACCTTCTAATGGTTTTTCTATAGACAGAGAATTTAGTACTAAAAAATATGAGAGTCAATCTGGTTATGAAAAACGTAGATTAATGAGCAGAAGAAGTAGAAGAACCTTTGAGCTTACTTATAATAATATTTCTGGGGTAGAGAAACAAGCTATAGAAGATTTTTATATTGCTAGAAATGGGGACTTTGAAACCTTTACTTTTGATTTAGATCATATTAACTCCGCTGGTACTGTTAGAACTCGTTTTGAGGGTCCCATACAAATAGAACAAGTAATTTCTGGAGGAAGTGCTCTTACTCAAAATTTTTATTCAGTTCAGATAACTTTAAGGGAAGATTTTAGCTAATGAGTTCTAGAGTATATGATTATATTTTAACGGTATCAGATACTTCTCCCTTTAAACAAGGTAATACTATTTTAGGGCTAACTTCTAATGCTTTTGGATATATAGCTAATGTAGACTCTTCTACTAGTAATATTAAAGTTAAAATGTCTAACGTAGACCAAGAATTCTCTGTGTCAGAATCTGTTGTTAGCAATCACTATTTAATTTCAAATACTTTTCACTCTAGTACCCATACTGTAAATCAAACCCCAGGTGAGGGACAAAGTTTATTTATTTCTGTTTCTTCCCCAGTTGACACTAATATTGTTTCTGAGTTAGATGTATTTGTCGGTTCTAATCTAGCTCAAAGATCTGGTTGGACTTATCATACTGGTAATAATCAACTAGAGTTTTTTGCTTTTGCTACTCCAAATGCTGGTTCAGTTGTTACTATTAGAAGACAAACTGGAAATACTCAAGCATATTCTTTTCAATCTTCTCATCAACATTTAGGAAACGTTCAAAGCTCTACAACGGCTACTATAAGTGCTATTTATAATAGCCCTTTCATTGCTACTTTAAATGCTTTTACACAAGCTCCTATTGTTAGACTTGTAGAAGTTTATTACCCAGGAGAATGGTATCCTCCTAATGAAGCTGGTAATCCTTCTGGCACGGGTGCTGGGTATGCGTGGCCTACAGAAACCCCTTTAAGATTTGCAGAGGTTATTGGAGACATTTATTCTGATTTATCTTATAATGTAACATTTAAAGGAGAAAGCTATACGCCGTATCCTATGGAAGCAGACGGTATTGCAACCTCTTCTGATGGTACTATTGATCGAGTAACTTTTACAATGTCTAACTATGATAATTTAATTACTACTTTTGTTGAGAATCCTTACATAGTTGGGAACGTAACTTCTAATTCGGCTCAAGGATATGTTAATGGAGAGCTTGTCTACGGGCTTGACCCTAGAACTGTTACAGGCAATACTCATTATGATCAAGATACTGTAGATAATATATATGGAGGCGCTAACTCTCCTTGGTTATATGATCAAGCTATATCTTTAGGAGAAACTTGGAAAAATTTAAAATCAGATAGTAGAGATTTACTCGGCGCTGTCGTCGAGTTTAAAACTACTTTTGCTAACCATTTAAAATACTGGCCAGAACACTCAAAAATTGATTATATGTCTGCTAATGTAGTTTCTGTTTTAAATGGCTCTCCTTATAGACCCGGAGACAATGTTACTACAACACTCTCTACAAACACTGTTCAAATTCAAGATATTCAAGAAGAAAGAATATTGTTTTTATCTGCTCCTTTAACTAGTGGACAACGTAATGAAAATTTATACATAGTAAATGATGATTACGACGAAGAAGCTTATGTTAGAGATGTATTTAAAGTAACTAAACTTAATTTGTTAAATGAAACCGTAGCTGAATTTGAGCTTACTAGTTGGTTACAATATTTTAAATTACAATTACCAAAAAGAAAATTTTTTAAAAACACCTGTCAATGGGTTTACAAAGGATCTGAGTGTCAATACCCGGGTCCTGGTAGTCTACCCATTCCCGGTACTTTTCCTCCAAAAACTTCTAATGCTAACCCAATATTTGCTAATAATCAGGCTGCGGTATCCGACTCTGATGATGAGTGTTCAAAGTCTTATGAAGCGTGTAGAATTAGAAACAATACTGTTCATTTTGGGGCATTTCCAGGAACAGGAAGGCAGATACCTAAACAATAATGGCAATAAAAGGATGTATATTACCTTGGATTCATTTGCACGGTAATATGAGAGGGGAATATAAAGCCTGTTGCTTTTCAGATTCTTTTTCAAATAAAGATTCTTTAGGAGATAATACACAACCTATTATGGATGTGTGGCACGGAACTCCATACATAGAATTAAGAAAATCTTTTTTAGAAGGGAAAATACCAAAACAGTGTTATAATCCTTGTTTTAAAAAAGATGAATTAGGTGTTTATGAAAATCCAAAGAATAACGCTAATAATTTTTGGAAACATAAAGAATACCTACAAAAAACTCTTACCCCTCCTCCCCCTCCTTATATAGATTTTAGAGTAGGAAATACTTGTAATTTTAGGTGCAGAACTTGCGGTCCTGCTTCTAGCACTGCTTGGATAAAAGAAGGTAAAAACTTATTTTCAATTCAAGGTAAAAAAGAAGAGCAGTGGGATAATGATTTGTTTTGGGAAGGATTAGAATTAATATATCCTAGTTTAGAAGTTTTATACTTCGCAGGGGGAGAACCCTTAGTATTAGAGCAACATTATAAAATACTGGAGTACTTAATTTCTAAGGGTAAAACTGATATAAATGTTCAGTATAACACTAACTTATCTATTTTAAAGTTTAAAGAATATGATCTTTTAGATTTATGGAAAAAATTTAAAAAAGTAAACTTGTGGACTAGTTGTGATGGGTATAAAAACGTATCAGAGTATGTTAGAAAAGAACTAGTGTGGGAAGATTTTGAGAATAACGTAGAAAAAGTTAGACCTTACGTCACTACTATTAGTTCTGTAGTGTCAATTTTAACTATATACTCTATGCCTGATCTACTTTTGTGGGGAAAAAGAAAAAATATCCCTGTATTTGGAACTACCTTAGTCACTCCATCATATTATTCTCTACAAATATTACCCGAAACTGAAAAAAGAAACATTTTACTATATTATAAAAGTTTTATAGAAAATAATAAAAAAGATTTACATATGTCGGATATACGTCATATGTCTGACTGGTTAAAATATATGAAAGGAGAACTACCAGATAAAGAAAAATTATCTTCTCTGTTTAAGAAAAATACTGGACTATTAGATAGAAACAGGAATGAAAATTTTACTGACGTAGTTCCTCAGTTAGCAGATTGGTATAATGGACTTACGATATAATAAATATTTAGGGTTAAATCATAATTACACAGAAAATAACTGTATTACACTAATAGATTCTATTTATAAAAATGAACTTAATTCAAATGTATTCGATGGATTATGGGAATACTTAGACTTGCCAGGAGGCAAACCAAAAGACGGAAGAAAGTGGATGAAACGATTTTCAGTGGATTCCTTAGAAACTTGGGCATCTACGGTTGCTACAAAAGTTAACTTGACAGATTTGCAAGAATATGATGTAATAATATTTAAATCAGGTCGTCTTGTTCCTACCCATTTTGGATTGTATCTATGGGCGAACAAGTTTATTCATTTACCAGAAGGGGGATTCTCTCACATAGATGTGCTAACACAAGAATGGAGAGATCAGATTGCAAGTATATGGCGGTGGAATGGGATAAATACGTAGGCTGTCCTTTTAAACATTTGGGACTAGACCCTAAAAAAGGAATAGATTGCCTTAATTTAATTATTCATATTTATAAAGAAGAGTTAGGAATAGAAATACCTTATAATTCTAGAGACTGGTGTAATACTGTAAGTGATTACTGGTACGAAGCTACCTTTGAAAGACCTTTTGAAAAGGGTGGTACAAAAGAATATGGATGGAAAAAGGTTACTGATCCAGAAGAGTTTGATGTTATTACTATGACTTTAGGATCTTCTTTAATTACAAACCACGCAGCTATTTATATTGGAAAAGGAAAAATATTACATAGTTTTCAAAACCATAAATCACATATAGCTGTTTATGGTAATTATTTTAAACAATATACGATGGGGATTCATAGATGGATAGGTATGCCAAATTAATAGAAGCTTTTACTACTCATATGAAAGTAGAGCCAGAGCATGAATGTTGTGGTATTATTACTAAAGACTTTTCATATATTCCTTGTAAAAATATTAGCTCTTCTCCCAAAGAAAGTTTTATTTTAGACCCTACAGAACTTCTTAAGTATGCGGATAATTGTTGGGGTATTTTTCATAGCCATCCTTTACATCACGACGAGCTTCCAAGTGAAGAAGATAAATATTCTGCTGTATACCGTCAATATAAATTTGTAGTAGGTAATTTAAATGGTACTTTTTATGAATACTGGTTAAATGATAGAGAGTTCTTACAGTTTAAAAAATTTACGGAGGAAAGTGTATGCTCATAACTTTAAATTTTCATCCTGCTCTTCAGGAGTTTACTGGGGTTGCAAGACACAGTTTTAATGTTTCTAGTATCTCTGATCTAAAAGATGCTATAGCAGTACTATTCCCTAAAATGCGTAGATATATGTTTCATATCGCTACCAAAAACTTACACAAAGAAAATTTAGTATATGTTAAGCCTGATGGAGAATTAGTTACAAAAAAAGAGTTTGAATTTGGTATAAAAGAAGAAGGATTAGAATTAACTCTTTGTCCTTTAATTGGTGGAGGCGGTAGAAAGTTATTACCTATTTTAATGATTGTTGCTGCTGTTGTAATCATAGCTTTTGCAGGTCCTATCGCAGCTGGTGTCGGACTAAAAAAGTCTACAGTACTAAAAATGGGTATACAGTTAGCTCTGAGTGGAATGATGCAGTTAATGCAGCCCACTCCTAAATCAGGAGCAGAACAATCTAACTCTTCTGAACAAAGAAGAAATAATGATATGTTTGACGCAATGGAGAATACCACAGATCCAAATAGTGGTATTCCGCTAATATATGGAAGACCAAGAGTGTCTGGTCAAATGTTAAGTGGGCATGTTGAAACCCTTCAGCACGGAGAAAGTGATGTTATCTTTGCCAGGGATGTAATTTATAGTAATATAGAAGAAATTACTACAACAGGATAATGTATTAAATGACAATTATTTATATAGATGATAAACAAGTTCCTTTAATTGAAGGCGGCGGTGGTGGCGGAGGCTGCTTTTCCGCTGATACTCTTATTGACTTTGATACTTATAAAAAGCCAATTTCAGAAGTTGAAGTTGGAGATAAGGTATGGGCGTATGACGAAGTAGGAGCTTTAGTTTTATCTTCTGTAACAGAAACATTTTATCATCCTACAGATGAGATATATAGAGTAACTCATGAATATGGTTACTTAGATATAACTCCTAACCACTGGGTATTAAAAGAAGATGGAACCTTTCAAGAATTAAGAGATTTTGAAGTTGGTGATAATTTAGTAACGGATAACAATGAGTTATCTGAAATACTTTCTATTGAATTTTTAAGAACTGATGAAGTTTATAACTTTAAAGTTTCTCACTTCCATTCTTATATTGCTAATGGTATTAAAGTCCACAACGGCGGTGGCGGAGGTAAAAAAGGTGGTGGAGGTTCTGAAGATCCTAATTCTCTTTTTTCTACTGATATTTTATTTATAACTCAAGGTCTTGGAGAAGGTCCTGTATATAAAATTAATCCAAACGGTCCTCAAGACATTGAGTTTAATGAAGGTTTAATTGATGATCTCTTAGTAAACGGGGTTGTTGATGATGAAAAGTTTTTCGTAATATCAAACACTGGAACAACTGGGCAACAAGTTCTTCCTCTCTTTGGGGACTTTACAATGATTCCTCAAAGATTTTCTGGGGCTGTTGATCTTAAAAAAGGTAATGTAGAAGGAGTTCCAAGATCTGCTGTAGATAAACAAAATACTTCTCCTGTAGCTCTTACAGCTATTAAACTATATTTTACCGTTTCTGGGCTACAAAAACAAGATGGTGATGGAAACATAAAAGGAGCCTCTGTCACAGTAAAAGGTACCTTGTATAATAGAGCAGGAACTGAAGTGATAGCTTCTGCAGAAAGAACAATTTCTGGTAAAACTAATCAAGCGTTCTCTTTTGATTTATATCTTGCTGTTCCTAGTGATAAAATATCAGATGAAGGTTATAGATTTACTGTAGAAAAAACATCAGCAGACGATGACTCTTCTAAAACACAAGAGGCAGTTTCTGTACAGGGTTGGACTGAAGTAGTAGAAGAACCCATTGCTTATACTAGAACAGCTACTATTGGTTATGCCATTAAAGCTTTTGCAGAGCACAAAGGTGCTATGCCTGCTATCACACAAATAGTAAAAGGTCTAATAACAAAAGTACCTTCAAACTATAACCAGCCTATTTTAGAAAACGGTGAGATTGACTGGAGACAGGTAGAGGTTTCTAATGTTGATAGAGGAGGGTTTGGATATTATCTTCAAAAATCAGGAACTTCTTTACAAACGGCGGAAGCTCCTGTAATTTATGACGGTTTATGGGACGGAACTTTTGTATATTCTTGGACCCAAAACCCTGCGTGGCACGTTT